ATATTCCTGTGTGGAGATCCACTATCACAGGAGGCAATTGCAGCGGGTTTGATGGGGTGCAAGGTAACGTGCACTGAACACCTCGAAAAATACTTTCACAAATCGTTAGCAGGGGCGATCGCAGATAAGAGGCGCGTTGATTCAACCCCTGTATTCTGTCACGTGTGTGGGAAACCGGGGCGGCATGTTCCGGGTGAGGGGGTTGCACTGTGCGAGGGACACAATTGGCGACAGGGTCCAAACCGGTGGTGCTGAAAAATGTATTCGGAAATCCCCGATTTAAACGTCTCAAACGAGTACGGCGCGTTCTGGTATGTGTGGAACCACAGCAAAGAGATCCGGCACTGGTATTTAACTCAGGCTGAAGAACGGTTTGATCCCCATAAAGAGGTGTCTCCCTCAAACTATCGGACATTTGGAATGGGTGCACCGGGGGATCTCGTTTCAGAGATAATCGCAGATGGGGAACGCAGCGGGATAATCCACCTGAATGAGGAGGCCGGAGAATACGAGGGAGTGAGTGACGTTGTTTGCCCGAAGTGCCGATCAGATGATGTGATAAAGTCCGGGACTGTTGCCCGCCGAGGGGGAAAGGTGCAGACCCGCACCTGTAATTATTGCGGGTATAAGGGGACTGCGGGGAGATTCTCAATTTAAACCCTCCTATTATCTCCGGCAGAGTAATCAGCCCCTATACGCTGGTCGAATTTCGGGGCTGTACCTTGTTTTCGTCTCCATTCGTTGTAGAGATATGTCTTTACCTCGCCCGGGTCCATATCATAAACTGAATATTTTGGTTTTCCTGAAGCGAAGTTAAGATTCTCACCAGAAACACGTTTAAACGCATCCTGTACGGTTTCTCCTTCGTTTAGTTTTACTCGAACACCATTCACATCTTTCCAAGTTCCTTTTCCACCCTGCCCTCGGAAATCTGTAGTTAATACATTTGTATTATGATCATGGGTTGAGGGTAGGTCCTTTTTCGTTACCCGTTTGAATCCTTCTGCCGGGGTTTCTCCATCTCTTAAAAATATATGCGTCCCGTTGATCGTGATCCAGTTACCGTCTTCATCTCCCATCTCCCGGGTTGCCCCCCTCACGATCTGCGAGAGTTCATGAGCGGCGGCGGCCATCTCCTTGGTGGCGGCGATCTCCTCATCGCTCTTGTCCGTTGGCATCCAGGCGGGATCCCCTGGCTTCTGTTGATCCAGCCAGTCCTGCAAGCCCGTCTGGCTTGGGTCCGGCGCAGGCTCGTCCTCCGGCACTTCCTCAATCCCGAGCTCTTCATTGGTCGGGATGTTCAACCGCTGCCGGCACCACTGGTATGGCGCAACCTTCTCCGGATTCTGCCCGCTCCTGAGCTGTGCGATGGCTGCCGATATCTGCACGAAGTCTTCCGGCGAGGCATCGTTAAGTTTCAGTTTCACAAGACCGGGTTTTGCTGTGAGTTTGTCGATGATGTTGAGGTTCCACAGGCTTTCGATATCCCGCTGGACGATCTTGATTTTCTTGAGGAATGCCCCGATCCGGGATACAGCGGTGGCGTCGGTAGTGCCCTGCCGCACTCCAAGTAGTTCGCCCGGGATACCCATGCCAGCGACCACACGGATCAGGGTAACGTCGGAATACATCTGGACGTTCGGCACCCCGGCAGTATCCAGCGCTGCAACCACGATATCGCCTTCAGTAACAAACTGGTCTTTCGCATTGAAGCCCTCGAACTCGTCTTCCAGCCCCTTGTATTCGGCATCAGTGAGCGGCACGGCATCAACCTTCGTACTATTCGCCTTGACGTGCCATTTAGGTGTCCCGTGCAGGCAGATACCGGCTGTGATTGCTTCCGTGACCTTGGTATCCCGTCCGATATCGTGCACCGTGCGTTCAATCAGCGAGATCCCATACGGGGAATCCGGGCGGGAAAGGAACTGGTAGTGCAGGACCTGTGCGGGTTCCAGCGGGATCTTGGTGATGCTGTTGCCCCGGTTATCATACATCTGATCGTAGGATTCGATCGTGCCGGTAGTGTTAGTCGTGAACTCGAAGCATTCCGCCGGGCGGGGGATGACATTGATCGGGACGGTGGATGCCTGTCCTCTGCCATACACGATCTCTGCCACACCGTCTCGCACAACCGCTGCATCGACCGAGAGCTGCCACTGAACATCGAAGAAGTTGATCAGCTCAAAGAACTCTTTGACGGTCTGCTGTTCCGCCTCTCCATCGGTTCCAAGTTTCTCCGCGATCTTCTCATCGATCTCAATCTCATATCCCCCACCGAGTGCGTAGATCGGGAACAGGTCGATGCCTTCCGCCACATACCCGCCTTGCAGGTAGATGTTGCGGAATCCCCGCATACGCCGGAAGGTGCGGTTCGGGTCCTGCGTGAGGTCCAGCCCGCCTTTCATGTTCCATGCCTTAGCCCGGGTCAATGCTGCCATCGTCGGGCCTTCCAGCAGGGAAAGGGTCCGTGAAACTAAGCTTCTTTCCCTCATTTCAGCATACTCCAGATACTAAAACCAAATGCGATGATAAGGTTATCAGTTGTGCGGTACCCGGTGACGAAGAAATACCCCGTAAACATCAGGGCGGAGATTAGGAGAAAACTCCATTTCATCGTCACATCAATTGCTTCTTCTGTGGTTTTCATGTTCGTGCTCCTATAGTCCTGCCCGTGGCCCGGATGTGACCGCCGGTTCTCAATGCCAGCGCATTATACCCGCCACTGACGGCATCCACTTGATCATCATGCGCCCCCTCTGTCGGGAACAATACCAGTTCGTCCATAAGTGCTCCTGCAAACCGCTCATTCAGGATTAAGAGGTTGCCCTGCTCGGCTGCTGTGCTCAATGCCGCCGCCCGGCTAACCTTCGAGCCCGTGCTCTTGATGCCCTTGAAATTGTAGCCTGTGAGCACCTGCCGGGCGTAATGATCGATCACATCTACCCCTGCGCTCCCCGGCTCCTGTTCCATCCGGATCATTACCTCAGGCCCGTCAAGCTGTGCGGTCTGGTAAATCAGCGCCTCCACCCCTGCCGGGCGGCTCTGGGTGCGTTTGATGTCCAGGATGTAGACCCGCCCATCAAGCAACCCGACAAGAGCGCCGGCTGTCCAATCGCCGCCGCCTTCCGTGGCTGCCTTATCCCAGTACCGGCAGAGTGTCCCCATCTTTTTGGGTATGGCATCGGTGAGTTTCAGCCATTGTCGTTTAAACAGCCCGCCTTCGGGCCTTACATCCCAGTTACCAGATAATAACTGCTCGCGGGTGATGGGGTCCAGTTTCATCAGCGATTGCACATAGGATTCCCGATCTAAGTGTGGGTTATCGCTCAGGAAAGCAGGGATGAACGTGCAGTCTTTCACCCGGCTTTCCTCCGTAATGAATCGCGCCTTCACCCATTCATGCCCGATGTCGCCGGGGTTGCTGGCGGCCCGCATCCGGATCGGGATATCGGATCCTGCCAGACGCCGTAACCGTGAGTGAAGATAGAGATATTGCGTCTCTTTGAACTGTGTTAATTCATCCCAACCCACATAATGAAATTCTGATCCCTGATATCGGTAATGATCGCGGGGAGTATCCAGATATCCAAAGGTGAGGGTTGCACCGGACGGAAACGCCCATGTTTTCTCTTTATCATGCCATACTGCATCCGTGCCCTGTAACCATTCAAATGATCGGGACATGATCGCACCGGGCAGGGATAGATCCGCATAGGTGCGCCTTAACAGGAGGGCAGCATAGCCGGGAACATGGACATACTGGAGGGCTCCCATCAGCAATACATCCGATTTCCCAGACCCCGCACTCCCGCCGTAAAGGATCTCCGGGATGTGGTCGTGCAATAAGAAGAGCGCCTGCTTCTCTGTGGGTTCATGCGGGATATACCGATTGAACCTGACGGTCTGCAAGTACCGGGTAACTATCGGAGCCTGTTCAGGACTTAACAGCGGGCAGGATTCTGACAAGTTTCTTCACCTCCTCTGAGATGTTGAGGGTGGTTTCGGTTTTGATGGGTGCGCCATCCTTCCCGGTGATCTCCTGTGATTGCCTCTCCCGCCATGTTTTCGGGTCACGGTTCATTAACCAGAACTTTTGAGCGGTAACGTCCGGGGGCATCTCCTTTTCCTTAATTTCCTTCCTTGTCGTGCCATCGGGGTTCTGGATGACCGTAATTTCCTTTATTTTTATCCCGCCTTTTGCCCGGGCAAATAACGAGTCTATTACTTCCCCGTCGGCGTATGCTTTCCCTTCTTTAATGGCGCAAAGAAAAGCGGGGTTATTCTTCATCCACGAGCTGAGAGTTACAGTGCTGATATTCAGCGCATCGGCGATCTGCTCGTTTGTCTTTCCCTGCTCTGCCAGTGCTTTTACCTGTTGGGGGTGTTTATTCGGGTCAAATAGGGATTTCCGCCCTCTTTTTTTGAGTTTGTCGGCGTCTTTCTTTTTGGTCATTTCATCAGCACCGGCTCTTTCTTGAACGTGTCCTTATACCGCTGGAGGATTACGGCAACGTAACCGGGATCTATTTCGCATCCTCTGCACTTCCTGCCTAAGTTCTCACATGCGATCATGGTGGTGCCGGAGCCGAGGAAGGGA